TCCTATAAAGGTGAAAATGGGTCAAAACCGCCAAAAAAAGCGGTTCTTGAATTTGTCATATTATATAATATTCAAAAAAACAGGAATATTATAAAATAGTAAAATGTAAAAATTTTAACCGTTATTCGGTTTATCCTCACCCCCCTCATACCCAGTCCCATTGGGGTCATATGGTGTCTCCTTGTATCCAAGTATTGATGCAGAATTAACTTTGCATTTACAATAAGTAGTATCATCCTTGATATAATATTGTAAGAAAATATTGGTTTTTAGTTTCTGTTTAAAGTCACATAAATTTTTATAATCCTTTCTTTGTTCCTTTGTTAGTGCTCTTTGAAAATCTTCTGAACGTGTAAATGTCTTGTGAATAGTGCTAATTGTTTGAATATATTTCTGTTTCACACGTTCAAATTCTTTATCACCCATTTGTCCATTCTTCTGATAATCTGCAGCATTAGATAACTCTTGTTTATCTTGTTCATTAATTTGCACGTAATGCCTATCAAACCAAGAAAATAATACGTCATTCTTTTTCAAGTAACTATCACGGTCACACTTGGATGAATTTGGTTCGCCTTTTATTTCAAAATTATTTTCTACAAATCGTTTAAAACCGTGTTCCATTAGTAAGTGAAAAAATTCCATTTTATATCCATCTTGGAATTCTGTTTCAGTATAGTATGAGTTAGCAATTACTATATTATGTTCTTTTATGAAATCTTCTGACATTTGGTCATACTTTTCTTTATCCACTGCTTTGGCGTTATATTTTACGAAAGCAATACGACGATTTACACCATCATCCACACTCCCAATATTAGGCATATCATTACATTCCATTGCATTTGTTCCTTTCAAAGTAATGCATGTTTTATCACTATAAATAGTTCTTACATTAAATTTGGTATCTCCAGTCCATTCTTTAAGCACACTTTCGTTAATTGCTTTCTTATTACTTGGTTCTTGGGATAAACAAAAACGTTTATTATGACAGTTAGCAATTTCAGGTAAAGGTTTCATTTCACAAGGTTGCATAAAAAATGTAGTGGGCATTTTAATTCCATACCCACCAGTTGTTTTTAACATAAGTCCAGAAAAAATACTTTTACCGTTACCCCCAGTTCCTTGAAAAAAGAACATTCTTTGTAACTGTTTGCCGCATAATCCACTGCTCATAACTATATACCACCAATTTCGGATTACTTCATTCTTATGAGTATTATTAATAAGACGTTCTAATTCTTCTTTTCTTTCAGGGTCTGCTGGTTTATAGTCATATCCACAGCATAATGAATTGTAATGTAAAGGGTCAGGTGTAATTTTTGTATTTGTTTTCAAATCAATAACACAATTATTGAATACATAATGATAATCATTTGTATCAAAAATAACGTTATCATTTGTAACCCTTGTTAAAATATCCTTGATTAATCCAGAACGCCACGAAGAACATCTTACTTTTGAACAGTTAATTAAAAATTTATTTAATTTTTTTGTTAGTCGTTTGAATTCATCGCTATCCATTGCATCAATATATTCTTTATTAATTTGGTTTTGTTTGTGAGACTGATATTCTAACAGTTTTCTGAAAAAATCCTTATCCACAAATTTGGTAAGATTAGACATGTTTTTGTTTTCTTCTTCCCAATAAACTCCATTAAAGAAATAAACCTTTTTATCTTGACAAAGAAATTTGGAAGGATATAACTCCTCAAAATAATCAGTAAGTAATCCAGTGGTAAATCCTTGATTTTCCAAATCTCCATTCGTGAAATACCATTCTCGTTGTAATTCAGGATATTGCACAGGATTCTCACGTTTTAACCAAAATTTGATGCTACCAAGTGATATTTTCGGATAATGTCTCCAACTGTTCCAATTACTTTCAAATCCTTCTTCAGTATGAAGTTCGGAATATTTTTCAGTATTCAGTCTATACATGAATTTTTTACCATCTTCTCCAAATTCAGATTTAAAAACGCAACCCATCATTCCCCATTCAAAGTATGCATTTTTGTTTTTTTGTTTGAAAATATTGTCAAAAAGTCCATTTTCATAATAATATTCCATTTCCCTGAATGCTTTGTTTCTTATTGCCAGTGGGGGTTTCGTATTTTTTACTTGCACAGATGATGTTTCTGTAGAAGTTTCATCATCAGAAATATCTGAATCCGATTCTGGTTCTTTCTTGACTGCCTTTTTTTTGGTTGTTGTTTTGGTTTTAGTTTTTTCACTATTAGTATGGGGTGCATTTTTAAATATTTTAACATTATTGTCTTTGAACCAAGTTTTTTCTAAATCAGTCATTTCAGATATAATACCATCAGATTTTTTATATTCATAACGATTACCATCAAGATCGTAATAAAAAGTGGGGTATGCAAAAATTAATCCACCATCATTCCTGCAGTCAATTGCTGCGTCTTTATCTTGTGTTTGTTTTAATTCAGGGTTGTATCTATAGCATACGTGAAAACCCTTGTTTGTAATGTGTCTCAATCTATCTTTTACAATAGGACATTTTTCTTCAAATGCAGCATAAGATTCCTTTGTATCAAAATCAATCCAAGTAGTATCTTTTTCAGGGTCACCCCTATTACCAGTGTAAATAACAAAAGTGTTACCACCACGTTTATTATACTTACTTAAATCATCACCAAATCTAAATTTATGATGACCAACAGGGTGAATGCCGCTCATTTTCTTTCCGCTTTTAACACCATATACAGTATTTTTTTCGCCATTAACTAAAACCATATCACATCTTTGAATACCTAATAAACCATATTTATCGGTGTATTCCTTAAACTGTTGTGGTCTGGGGTTGTGCGTAGTTGCGTTCATTTGTGTGTGAGTAGTCTGGGAAGAATGTGTATTCATATTATATAATACTATTAGATAATAATTCTTTATATTCCTTTTTTAAATAAATCTAAAAAAAATCAATTCCGAGTTTTTTAGATTTTCCTAAAGATTCCTAAAGAATCTGTTTTTGAGATTTTCTCTCATCACTATTTTTTTTTCTCTTGGGTTTCACAATTGTTTCATAATACTGTTTTCTTTTCTCTTTGAATTCATCCGTTTGCTTAATACGGTCATAATATTGTTTATTCCTTGTATTCGTTTTTTCAGAATTCAATTTGTTGTAGTCCTTGATGTATGTTAGTTTCTTATCATATTGGTCTATTTTATATTGAATATTTTTCAAAAATTCGTTTGCCTGTTCAATAGATTCAAAATTCATATTATATAATATAAATACAGATTAATTTTTTATATTCATTTTTTAATTTAAAAGATTTGATTTCCAGCAATATCAGTATCAGCAATATCAGTAATGATTAACTTAATATTATTGCCCCCTATATCGGTCACGATATCGCCGTCTAATTGTCAATCTTCTTTTATATAATGATTTGCAGCGGTAGATGTAGAAGTTCCCATAAGTTGAGCGTCATCTTTAAGTTCTTGTAATGTATCACCATATTTATTTGTTAAATACATTTTTCTCAACATACTACTGCCTACTTTTTTTCCATCAAATATTCTGTATAATATTCTTGTAATATCATTATTGTTATTCAGTTCGTTACCTAAAAAATCAACCAAAAAAGGGATTGGTGTTTTATTAGTGAGGTCTTTCTTTAGTGGATGATGTTTAATGTACATCTTAAGAATCTCCATAATTTCATCACTAATTGGTTGTTCCTGTATTTGATAAGTTCCTTTGGTCTTGTAATTAGAAAAAAGAAATTTCTTGTTTTCTAAATCTACGTGATTGTGTTTATTCAATAAATCACGGTCTAACTTTTTCGTAATTAATGAATTCTGATAATCTGCATTTCTTCTTGGTGGTTGTAATGTGTAAAGTGACAATATCAAATAATGCAATAAATCTTTAAATTCACGTTCATCCAGTTTCTTTTTCTTTCGTGCAATTTCCATTATTGGAAGATAATGATTGTGTTTTTTATCTATCTCTTCTCTTGATAACCAGTTTTCATTTTCTTTCGGAGTTTTTTCAGTATTTGATTTTAATTCTTTATTTAATGTTTCTAAATGTGTATAATACTTATCATACAACTTTTTCCATTTTTTCTCATCAGAAATAGACATGCATTTTAAAAGTGAAACAATTGCAATAATGTAACTTCTTTGAGTATTGGGTTTATATTTTTCAAGTTTCGCTAAAATACTTTCTGAATCATTCAAAAAACGAAGATTTTTAATTGTTTTACCATCATTTAACTTCAGAAGATTCCGAATGTATAGGTTTTTGCTGCTATCAGTTATATTTTTTAAGTCAAATATTTTTTCTAAATCCATAATATATTATATATTAACATAATATTTTATTTAAATTGAACTTGGATTTATTTTTTTCTAAAATCAAGAACCGTCTTTTTCGGCGGTTCTGACCCTGTTTCAACTTTATAGGATATTTCTTTTCTTTTTTCTTGTATAAAGGGGAAAATAGGTCAAAACCGCCTAAAAAAGCGGTTCTTGATTCCAACGCTCCGCCCCAAGTATTTACAATTAAATAGCATTCAGATTAAACATTTGGAATTTCGTTCCAGCAACACCAGCATTAACAGGGTCTTGTATATTAATAGTATTACCAGCAGGTATATTAAATCTCAAATATAATCTAATCCCTGAATAAGAAAAAAAGTCAGCATATGCCCAACTTTTTCTTGGTATATCAATACTTTCAGCAGTAAAAGAATTACCAGCACCAGCACTACAAATATAGATTGGTGGAGTAAATGATTGCTGTCCGCTAATTAAATTTTCATATAAAATTTCAACAGTAGCATTACCTGTTGCAATCCATCCACCCAATTGACTTGCATTATGCATCCCTATACCATATAACCATCCTGCTTTTTGTGGAATAGGGTTTAATCCAACATTATTTGTTCCTAATCCTTCACCATTAAATAAATTTATTGGGTCTTGATCGTAAAATGGAACAGTGACACCATTATCCGCATTATTATAGGTAGTTGCTCCACCTGATGGGGGTGCAACAGCAAGAATATCACGAATCCATAATGGAAAACTTTGAGTTGGTGTAGCATAACACGGTGCTTTTAATCCAAAATTTGATGAAAAAAATGTTAGGTGGTCACCTTCCCTACCAGCAGGATTAAATGCTGGGTCAATTAATAGACTTCTGTCATCAATTGTGACAGGAACAGTAGGAAGACCACGTGGTAGGAATAATTTTGCATCTGTATCCCAATTAGCGATAGAACCTTTATCAAAATTTTGTGTTGCTTGACCACGTGTAAATAATGTTTTACTGCTTTGAATGTATGTAAAATAATCTTGTGATAGACTAAAATTTTTGATGGCGAGAGAAACACTTGGAGCAAATGTTGTTTCAGTTCCACCAACACCAAAAGTTGTAGCACCTCCAGCACCGTGTGCAAATATTCCATTTGAGAACATTAACCCTGAACTATTATTTTGAATAGTATTTGCTTGGACACTTCCAAGTGCCGTAAGATTCTGAATATTAGTAATATTAAAACCACCACCATTTAAGTTAGAAGTCATTGGATTTTGAACACCTGAACCAGTACCAACCGCAGTATCCACGTAAATTTTATTTGCTGCATCAGTATTTAAAGTAGGTGTTGCAAGATTAATTATCTTATTGTTTGAGAGAGATGTTTCATTACTTATTGTGACCCCTCCACCGACAGTATTTTCCGCAATAGTATCAACACCAATAGAACTACATTCTTTAATATTATTATTAGACATTCCAAAATCATTATTCACCAATATGGTTCCTCCAACCGTTCCAGCGAGAGAAGATATCTTTGTTATTCCGTTAGCATCCATATCAATATTAGATGCCACAGTAATATCACCCCCAGAATTTAAAATAACATTATTATTAGTATCTAATTTTGCACCCATTTTTACGTCCCCAGTATTACCATTAAGAAAATCAGTAGATACAGATGCAGCAGTTTTAACATTATTATTTAGCATATCAATATCATTATTTACAGAAATTGCTGCCCCACTAATAGACTGTAATGTATTTGTAGTTGTCAGTGGAGCATTTTGTATGGATGAGAATGATGTCCCCAATGTTCTGCTACTACCAGTTGTTGCCGTAGTAGATTGTTCAAGAGATATGGTTGCAATATCACTCGCAATGGTTACTATAGTTGGTAAGGGTTGGTCTTCAAAATATCCATCACTGGGTAATCCTGCATTTGCTTGGTTTTGATAATATGCTATTTCGCATGTAGCACTTGGTGTAATACAGTTAGCAGTAATATATAAATCACCAGCAGCATCAGAACCATAAGATAATGATCCAAAAATGAAATTATCGGATTCTGCTTGATGGTTAATAACTTTGATTGTTCCTTTTGTACCATACCCAATAACCTGTATGGTAAATGCTTGTTTAAAACCAGTATCATAAGTAGTAACAACAATATAAATACTACCTTCAGCATCAGTCTGTAATTTAATTTTCGCTAAAATATAAGTATTAGGTGTTATTGCACCCCAAGAATACCATAAAGGAGCAGTAGTTTGGTTATTTGTTGCGTTTGTTACAATAGTAGTCTGAATATCATTTAGATTGAGAATATTGAAATTTCCACCATCCAAATTTTGTGTCATTGGGTTAGTTACACCCCCACCCCCACCTCCACCAGCAGTATTTTGAGTTGTTCCATCTGGAAAAGTAATAAATCCACCTCCACCAGCAGTAAAGTTGAGTTGGTTTAAATCAACAATATTATTATTCCCAGCATCATCACCAGCAGTTAAAACAGTGTCTAAAGTCGGATTAGTGAGAGATTGTATTTGTCCTTGTAAATTAGAAATCTTTTGGTTCAGTGTATAATTAGATATTCCACTCATTTCTTATATATATAATATATATAATAATGTCAGCAAGTTGGACAACGGAGAATGAAGAATTATTAGAAAAATTGAGGATAAATTGCGTGAATTTATCAGAGTATCATCGTAAGAGATATTATTATTTTAAAGGATATTCTAAATACTTCCGAATCCCAATATTAATATTGTCTTCAGTAAATGCTACTACAGCAGTAGGATTGCAGACATTTATAGCACAAAAATGGATTAGTTTAACAAATTGTTTTTTAGGTATGGTAATCGGAACAATAACGGCGGTTGAATTGTACTTGAATATAACAGCAAATATGGATGTGGAATTGAATCAAAGTAAAGAATATTATACGATGGCGGTTGATGTTTATAAAATGTTACACGTACCGAGAGAGCAACGTGGTGAGGATGGAAACACGTATTTGAATAAAAAGTATTCATACTATACTAAATTAAAAGAAGGAGAGATATTGATGCATAAAAGATTAAAAGTTGATACGATAACGAAGATACCAGATTTTATTAGAATGAAAGATGGTTCAGACGGTACTAAAACACCAGATACCCCAGATAAGGAACAATCATCAATAAGTTTGACGCAATTATTCGGATTACATAAATCACAACAATTTTTCAATGTTTCACTTGATGAGACAAAAGATTTAGAAAATTGTGATGTTAGAGTTACATAAAATTAATCTAATTATAATTTATAATGTATAAGTATAAAATGTTTGAATTTGTGACAAAGTGGGTTATAGTATTGTATAACCATATTACACAATATTATTTTGAGAGACCAAAAATAGAAATAGCAAAACCAATACTAAAAAGGAACCACGCAGAATTTATACAAGGAAAACCAGATGCATACAAGTCAATACATGCATCAGAGTATTCATATCCATTTGCACCAGCAGGTGAGCGTCAATGTAAGATGACTGGTATCGTTGGTATCTGAAAATACTTGGAGCGGAGCGTTAGAAAGCAGAACCGTGATTTTAGGCGGTTTTGACCTATTTTTCCCTTTACACGAAAAAAAGAAAAGAAAATGTCATATAAAGGTGAAAAAGGGTCAAAACCGCCAAAAAAGACGGTTCTACCAAAGTAGATGATATGATAAAAATGCAGGTGAGTATTCATATGCATCTTTCCATCTTTTGTTTCTATTTAAGAATGCTTTGCGACGGTTTGGGTCACGGTGTTTAGTCCAGTCTTGGGAACCTAATTGTCCGAAATTAACAAGTTTCCCAGTATTGGGGTCAATAGTTGCATATTTCTTATTCTTTCTTCGTGACCTTAAAAGTAAGAAATCTTTTCCAAAAATTTGTTTTGCTTTCTTGAGTACAGCATCAGGGTTAGAATAATCTTCCAATTCCATTTTCTATATTTATTATATATACATATTTTATTATGGAGAATATTTTAGAAGATGAACCATTATTACAAGCACAAACAAATAAATACACCTTCTTTCCAGTGCAAGACAATAAAGTATATGAATTTTATCAAAAAGCAATAACCAGTTTTTGGAGAGCAGAAGAATTACAAATAAGTAAAGACCTGAATGATTGGAATACACTAAATAAAGATGAACAACACTTCATAAAAATGATATTAGCATTTTTTTCTTCATCAGATGGAATAGTAATAGAGAATTTGGGATTACGATTTTTCAGAGAGATGGAAATGCCTGAAATACGTGCATTTTATAGTTTCCAAATGGCGATGGAGTCAATACACAGTCAAACATATTCTTTACTAATTGATACTTACATAACTGATAAACGAGAGAAACATAAGTTATTTAATGCAATAGAATCATTTCCGTGTATCAAAAAAAAAGCAGATTGGGCAATAAAATGGATAGAATCTATTAATGCATCTTTTGGTACAAGGTTAATTGCGTTTGCGATTGTTGAAGGACTTTTTTTTAGTGGTGCGTTCTGCAGTATTTTCTATTTAAAAAAACGTGGTATAATGCAGACATTAACAGCATCTAATGAATTTATTTCAAGAGATGAAGCATTACATACAGAATTTGCATGTTATCTTTACAGTCAAGTAAAACATAAAGTTCCCACAATTAAAGTAATAGAGATGATGAGAGAAGCAGTAAAAATAGAAAAGGAATTCATTATTGAAGCATTACCGTGTAGGATTATAGGTATGAATTCTATAAATATGAGTAAATATATAGAATTTATTGCTGACAGATTAATGGTGCAATTAGGTTACGAAAAAATATTCAATGAGAGAAATCCTTTTGACTTTATGGAAATGATCAGTCTGGAAGGTAAAACGAATTTCTTTGAGAGATTAACTACGGAATATGCATTAACAACAGGTGTAGTTTCGGAAGATTGTTTTGATTTTAACCAAGCATTTTAACTATTTTACAAAATGTGTAATTAACTCATCACGTGTTAAACCAAGTTTTTCTTTATTTTTATCAATAAATTCTTCAAATTCATCTAATGAATACCCCAGTTGAAGATTCATTAGTAACCATAAGATTACCCATCTACCACAAGTTCCAGAACCAGATTTGAGAGACTGTAATCTATTTTTATTGTACAAGACTTTTCTACCCTTTAATAATGCAGGTTGTAATAATTTCGTTAAATAAGTCTCGTCTTGACCAAGCATTTTTCTCCAAAATGATTTAATGTATCTTAACTGTCCATCAGGTTTATTGCTATACGAATCAAAAAAATAAATATATTTTCCATTTCTTGAAATACTAACCCAATGCCCAGTGTTGTATCTACTTTCAATTAAAATAACTTTAAAATCTTTATCGTTTGGAAGTAACTCATAAATAGACTTAACTTTTGCTAAATCTGAATATTTAATAATTGGTTTTGGGTCTTTGTTATCTGGAAAAAAACGTCTTAAATCCGAATCTGTAAGGAATTGTTTTTCACGTATTTTAATATCTTGGTATTGATTAGCGGTTAAAGATCCAATATCTGTATGTGACATATTTATATATTATACAGATAAAATAAAAATTTTAAATCAAATGCGTTGATATTTAGGAAAATATAATCTAATATTAGATTATATATAATGACATCTACAATACAAAGTAATCCACACTTTAGAAGCATTACATACCATCAGGATTATTCATACGGAACAAAACAACAAGAGATTATCTTTGATATTCTTAAAGATTATTTTGATAGTCCGAATATGAAGGCAACCCCAGAAAGATACTGTAAATGGGATTTTGAAGATGATAAGAATCTTTATGAATTAAAATCACGAAAAAATAGGAAAACTCAATATCCAACCACATTATTAACATGCAATAAAGTAATTTCTTCGGATAAACAACAAATATTCGTTTTTAATTTTACTGACCAAATATGTTATTTGAAATATGAAAAACATGTATTTGATACATTTGAGAGAAAACCTTATAGTAGAATTAATAAAGAAGAAGATATGACAGACTATTTTTTTGTTCCTTTAGAATATTTAACAACTTTGAAAATAAAATAATTTAGAAGTGTTTAGCATAATTATTTTATCTTTGTATATTATATAATATCATGAGTGCAATTTCCCAATACACATTCCCAAGTGCAGGTATTCCTTCAACCATTCTTTCAGGCGGTGTAGGTCAAGAATTCAGTTCATCAACAGCATTGAGTGCTACACTACCAGTCGGTTCTGCACCCCTTGACTGTGTTTCAGTTACACTTCAAGCAGGTGTATATTCGGTAGAGTCACAAATTAGTCTAACAGTCGCTAATACTGGTACTGTTAGCGACCTTGCTATCTATCTTTCAAGTGCTGCTGCTGCTGCATCAATACTTGGTCAAGAAACGAAAATCATTGCATTAACTGCTTCTGCTGCTACCCCTTTTATCGCAAGAATTACATCAACTGTTTCTATTTCTGCTGCAACTACTTTGTATGTTGGTGTAAGTGGCACAATTGGTGTTGTTGCAGGAACAATTGATAGTGTTTCATTGTCTTGTTCTAAATCAGCATACTAAACATTTAGTAATATTCTTTCTGATAATATAATAAATTTTTTATAAAGTTATTATATATTATGAGTGTAATATCGCAATATTCATTTCCAGATAAAGTCAGTAATCGTGTAATAAACTGCTTTGTAGGACAAGGATTTTTAACAACAACACCATTATCTGCAACTATACCTGTTGGAATTCCAGCAACAGATTGTGCTTCACTTACTCTTAATGATGGTGTGTATAGTTGTAATGGTGAAATAACTTTGACTGTTAGTGCAGGAACTACTATTGATCAACTTGATATATATTATGGAAACGAACCAAATGGGGCAGCAATTCAGTTCTCTCAAACTGCAGTATTAGATTATACTGCATCAGCAACAACAACGATTACTGCAAACATTTCATTCACTGCACCAGTAACTGTAATATCAGTGCAATATATTGGAGTAAAAGGTAGTAGCACTGGAGCAGCACTTACAGTTACTTCAGTGAAATTAAGAGCGATAAAAATAGGTTTATAAACTATTTTAGGGAAAATATCAGTGTATATTATATATACGATGTCAGCACAAAGTAGTTCATTAGTTTCTTCACGTGGTCAGATAGGACAAGTTATTAGCAAAAAATTAGGGTCAGATATAAACATGCCAAACGGAAACAGCAGTGGAACAATAGTTCAGATAGATTTACCTACTGGAGTATGGATACTTACCGCACAAGTTAATTTTCAATCAGGAATAGGTGCAGATTATTCCGCAGGTTACGCCGATTTTTCTATATACAACGACGATTTAAATGACCCAATACAACAACAAACATTATTTGCACCGCTTCAAGATGAAATTATTCAAGAAGCACAAAGTTCGTACTGTAGTTTAAGTGTTTCCATCGTGTGTGCATCAACAACAACTGTTTCATTACGATATGGAGTGACTGTGGATTTAAGTGTTGCAGGTTCATTTGCTACACTGCTTGGTGGAGGGGGAACAACTCAAAATGAACTTTTAGCAGCATGTATTGGATAACTGGATTTATTCTGGATTAGAGCGATAAAATAATATATTAATATATTATATATACGATGTCAGCACAAAGTAGTTCATTAGTTTCTTCACGTGGTCAGATAGGACAAGTTATTAGCACAAAATTAGCGTCAAATATAGACATGATAAATGGGAATAATACTGGAACAATAGTTCAGATGGATTTACCTACTGGAGTATGGACACTTACAGGACAAGTTAATTTCCAAACAGGAATAGGTGCAGATTTTTCCACAGGTTTTGCAAGTTTTTTTATATACAACAACAATTTAACTAACTCAATCCAAAGACAAACATTATTTGCACCGCTTCAAGGTGCAATTATTCAAGAATCACAAACTGCTAACTGTAGTGTAAGTGTTCCCATCGTGTGTGCATCAAAAACAACTGTTTCATTACGATATGCAGTGGAAGTGGATTTAAGTGTTGGTGGTTCATCTGCTAAACTTGTTGGGGGAAGTGGAACAGATGAAAATGAACTTTTAGCAGTATGTATTGGATAATCGGATTTATTCTGGATTATTACAATAAGATTATTACAATATATTGTATTTTAGATTTATAAATGATATTTAATTGGTATAATTTATAAATTTTATATGGTAAATATCATAAATCTGATAAAAGTTATTTAACTGTAATAATCTAACACAAATAATCAAAAACCTTGTACAAGAATAGAAAATATAATCTAATAATAATTATATAATGGATTTTACTCAACAAAACGTAACTGATAATTATTATACAAAAAAAGAAGTGTGGGAAAAAATACAACAATACATACCAAAGGATAAGGTGGTATGGGAACCATTTTATGGCGATGGAAAAAGCGGACAATATTTAAGAGAATTAGGGTTTGATGTTATTCACGAACCAGTTGATTTCTTTGAAAATGATTTAGGTGAAATTATAGTTAGTAACCCACCATTCAGTATAAAAAGAGAAGTTTGCACAAGATTGAAAAAACTTGATAAACCTTTTATTTTACTTATGATGCCAATTGCGTTATCGTGTAAATGGTTCTTGGATATGTTTGATGATATACAAATTATTATACCCAAAACAAGAGTGAAGTTTTACGGAAATGGAAAAGAAAATTATACACCTAATGGTGGAATGTGGTATTATTGTTATAAAATGAATTTACCAAAAGACTTGATTATAATCTAATTGTATAATATATAATGGCAGGATTTCAAACAAAAAGTTTCTCAAAACACGATGACTATATGACACCTAAAAATGCATGGGAATCCATTATTGACTATCTCCCAAAAAATAAAATGATATGGGAACCATTTTATGGCGATGGAAAAAGCGGACAATACTTACGAGAACTTGGTCTTAATGTTTTTCACGAAGACAAGGATTTTTTTACTTATGATATTCCTGAATCTATATGTGTATCAAATCCTCCTTTTACAATGACTGAAAAAGTATTACAAAGACTTAAGGAATTAGACCGACCGTTTATACTAATATTACCCAGTTCTAAAATAAATACCCAGTTCTTTAGACGGTTATTTTGTGATGAAGAAAATCCAATTAAGATTATTATACCACGTAAAAGAATCCAATTTTGGAAAATGGTTGATGGTGTTGTTGATATTAATCAGAAACGCTGCTGCAACTTTGACTGTTTCTATTATTGTTGGAAAATAGATTTACCTCGTGATATTGTTTGGTTGTCCAAATGATAATTTTAGCAATTACAAATATATTATAGCAATTAAAATATAATGATATAATATATTAGAATGTCAAGAAGAAACGCTACTGATCATACCAAAAACGGATTGATTTCAAAGAGTAAAGTAAGTAATGTCCCTGTTAATCCTGACAATATCTACTTGGATGTTATTATTACCAATGTTTTAGGAAACCGAACCCCTGCTGTACCTATAGAATATACTGAAAATAGAACTAATGCTATAGTTGATAATGCTGGAAATTACTGTCTATCTGTTGTTCGCTTTTCTCTTGAGAGTCAAACTTTACCAGTATTTATTCCTACTATACAACCCAATCAGGGTAATACCAATCTTACCATCTATAGTGTCACATTAAAAATCACTCCTCCTGCCCCAAACACTACTACATTCGTCTCTCAACAACCTATTATATGGGAACCGCAAAATCTAAATGCAATTGTTCCACCACCCCCTAATGCAACAGGAACTGGATTTCAAGCAACATTTAATGACTACTATTACGGTTATAATTTTGACTGGTTCGCTGTTCTTATTCAGAAAGCATTATACAATGCACAGACTGATTTAGAAACACAGATTACTGCTGCTGGTGTTGCACCAAATCCATTAACTGGTATTATTCCTCCTACTATATCGTTTGATCCAACTACTCTCTCATTTGTTTTGACTGCAAACCAATCTATCTATTCCAATAATGTTGTCGGAAGTGTAATCACTCCGAATACTGAAGCATGTGAAATGTATTTCAATACCTCTCTTTATGAATTACTTTCTACATTCCCTTCTCAAAATTATGGAACATCATCTAATATTACGGATGGGGCAAACTTTAGGATAACTTTCTTGGATTTTGGTGGAACTTCTCTCATTAATGTTCCAACTATTGGAACTCCTCAACAAGTATGTATTCAAGTCTTTCAAGAGTTTAGCACAATTAATAATATCACTCCTGTTGGTGGTATTGTATTTACATCAAGTCAGTTACCTATTGTTCCTAATCAACTATCTTCACCACAGATTTTATCGGAAGGTCAAAATATTCAAGCACTTTCTGGAAATAATGCAAATTTCGGATTAATCTTAACTGATTTAGAAAGTGGTGATTTAGTATATAAACCTACGTTACAATATACACCCACTGCTGAATACCGAAGAATATCTCTCCAATCCACCCAACCAATTAGCAATATTCAGATTTCATGTTTTTGGAGAACAAAACTCGGTCAATTAGTTCCACTTACTTTAGCATCTGGGGCATCTTGTACAATAAAATTACTTTTCACAAAAGTGAAGGCAATTTATGGAGATGCATATCCAGATGCTGATGTTGATTAATTATTTAGACATCTTTGGAATTTTTTTATTAAAATGTATTATTCTCTGAAAAAATAATATATTCTTATTGTATATACAGAATGACAGACTTTAAAACATGCCTAATCCGTGATGCAAAACTTGCTCAAATTACTGACCAACAGGTTTATGGAGTATATCAAGGTGCTTCCAATAACACATTTCAACGTTTCTCAAGCGTTTCTTCCAGTGCTTCTTCTCTTGTCTTTAATGTTCAGTTACCTTCGGAATCTGTCGTTGTCAATAGAGAAGTTCTTTTAGAAGCAAAGAACATGAAATTTTTTGTCAAAATTGAGAATGTTCCTGTTAATGCAAGTGCATTTAATTATGGACTTACTGATTCTCTTGCTCCATTCCCTTTGAGTATGTCAATGAATACTATTTCATCCCAAATTAACAACACCAACGTTTCTCTCAATCTTCAAGATATTCTTCCCCAGTTGTTGAGAATGAATGACTCTCGTGAATTGTACAAGTATAATAGTTACGCTCCTACACTTCCTGACCAAGCATACTTTTCATACTCTGATGGTGTTCTTAACAATAACAACCCACTTGCTGGGTACGGTAATCAATCTTATGATTTAGACCAGAATCCTCGTGGTGCTTTCCCTGCTGATATTACACTCACCCAATACACTGCTGCTGGTGTTGTCGTTTCCAATTCACCTATTTCAACTGATGCTACTAACTTTTTTATTGCTCAATTTGATTTCACAACCACCGAACCTTTGTTTCTCTCACCTTACATCTTTAGTAATCCTGAATACAATGTTGGAGGTATGTGCGGTATCAATACTATTAACTTGGTATGTAATATTGACACTACATTCAAGCGTGTTTATAGAACTGCTGGATCATACACATACTCTGTATCAACTGGTACGTTCGGTGGTGATTCCAATCCTTTCGGTTCTACAAGTTTGTTGATGAATTTCCTATCAACCCAATCTACTGACCTTATCCCAAGCAGACAAGTCGTTCCCTATAGCGATTTTCCTCGCTATTTGAGCAGTAACTCTGCATCTCCACTTGCTGCTGGTGCAACTGCTACTCTTAACAGTCCTAATTTACAGTTGAATCAACTTCCTGATAAATTCATTATCTGTGTAAGAAAGGCAATGACACAGCAAACTCCACAAGATTCGGATTCTTTCTTCCCTATTACTGGAATCAGTGTAAATTTGAACAACCAAAGTGGTTTGCTTTCAAGTGCGAGTGCCCAGCAATTGTGGAAATTATCTACGGAAGCAGGAAGTTCTCAATCTTGGAACGAGTGGAATGGACAGCAATCTGTGGTTGATGCTAATACTGGTGTCGGTTCTGCTGTCAAGACCACTGGTAGTATGTTGGTTTTATCTCCAGCAATGGCACTATCTTTACCTGCAATGCTTTCAAGTGGTTCAATTGGACAATTTCAATTTAATATCCAAATTACATGCACAAATCCTTTTAGTTCAACTCTGGTTCCTGAAATATGCATTGTTTGTATGAACACTGGAATTATGGTAAATGCTGCTGGAAGCAGTGCTATATACACTGGAATTCTCACCAAAGAAATGGTGGTATCTACTGCTACTGAAGATGAAGTTCCTGCATTGGAAGTTCCTGAATACACAAGAATGGTGGGCGGCAAAATGGGTAACTTCGGTGCCTTGAAAAAAATGATTATGGGTAAAGTCGGTAAAATGAGAAGTGCAAGGGGTGGAATGGGTTCTTCCTCTGGTGGAATCGGTTCTCACTCTGGTGGTGTCCGAAGATACACATAATTCTACTAATTTAATCATTTAACAATTCATTATTTTAAAAACGCATATTTAGTAATTTATTAAATATGCGTGTTCTATACACGTTACAGTTCTAATTTCAGAACCGTCTTTTTTGGCGGTTTTGACCCTTTTTCACCTTTATATGACATTTTCTTTTCTTTTTTTCGTGTAAAGGGGAAAATAGGGTCAAACCGCCTTTTTTTACGGTTTGAGATTCTACAGTAAAAAATATTTTAGAAAAAACACGCCGCAATATTATATATACTTATAATATAGATAATGTTGCACAATTATAACAACAATTTTGAATCACGTGAAAATAGTTCAATTGTTTTACGTTTAGCAGAATTAGATGACTGTCAAAGGGGATTTCCAAGCAAATATGTTGAGGATATCCCCCAACCATACACTTGGAACAATACGTGTAGAATCTTCGGAGAAATCGGATTAGGACAAGGTAATTCAAGAAGGGATGCATATGCTGCTGGTGTAGAAGGAATGCGTGGTGCTGCTGCTTTGAGGTCTCCACAAATAAAAGGATTTCCTGATACACCCCTTTCTATTGCAATGAAAGCACCACGTAGTGCTATTAATAACGATCCTGATATGAGAATGATGTCACCAGCAGAACAACATCTTACTGGTGGTGCTTTGCTTACTGCTCCAATACCATTAGCACATGCATTAAAATACGTACAAGAAGAAAAAGAACGTGGTGCTGGACAAAATACTTTTATGGTCGGTAAAAGAGGAGAAAATCCAAGACCACGATCAAAACGTGCTGGTCTATCTGGTGGTGCTGTTGCATTTAATCCTGAAACTAAAGAATATAAGACTGTTAATAATATTGTAAAACCAAAATTTACGCAAAAACAACTTAAAGAGTCGGTTAATTCACGCAAACCGATTGGTTCTAATCCTGCTACTTGGACACCACTTTATTTATCACAAGCAGCAGATTCAAAAGGTGGTGATTCTAATGTTGCTGATTCTCAAGGTGGTGCTTTAGGAAAAAATGTAAAAACCAAAGTTAAAAAAGTTAAAGAAAAAGTCAGTGCTGCTAAAAGTAAAATTGATAAAATAAAAGGAAAGTTTAGTATTTTAAATAAAGTTCTATAAATAATTAATTATTACATTTCCATTAATTTATTTTGTATATGTAATATATATACACAATGCCAAAACGAGGTTCAAATTACGATTTCTCTGGTTTAAGCAATCATCCACATTCTCAATCTGTTAATAGTGGTTTTCAAAGTGCATCTTCAGAAGGACGTTATCTACAATCTGGTTCTAACCCATATACTGATTATTTGCACCCTGAATTAAGTATGCAAAATCCTGTAGGTGGTATGAGGGGACATACCATGTTTGGTGTTCATGATAATGTTAGAACAGTTGGTGGAAAATTTTCATTCAAAAAAGCAGCAAAATCAGTGGGTAAAACTGTCGGAAAAACTGCAACCGATGTAGGCAAAGCAGTCGCTACACAAGCAGCAACTGATGCTATTGTTGGTGCTTTAACCAACCCTGCCGTTGATGAGGCATTACTTGAAGGTGCTGAAGTCGGTGCAATGGCATTAGGCAGACGAAGGGGCAGACCACCTCTTGGTTCTAATCCTGCTACTTATACACCAAAATATTTATCACAAGAAGGTGGGAAAATCAAGATGAAAAAGGTGGGTAGAACTCTTGGTAAAGCAGCAAAATCCGTAGGTAAAGCAGCAGCACCTATCGTTACAAAGGCAGCACAAAAACAACTGGAGAAAGGTATGGAAAGTATGATTGAAAATATGATGGCGGAAGAAGCAGCAGCAGCAGGATTAGGTGAATTTACTGGTGGAAAAAGAAGAAGTTTCTCAAAAGCATTAAAATCTGTTGTTAAACATCCTATAACCAAAAAAATTGCTTCAGAAGTTTATGATGTTGCAATGCCTATTATCAAAGAACAAGGTAAAGCAATGGTAAAAGAAGGTATGGATGCACTAATTTCATCACTTTCCGAAGGTGAAGCAGTTGGTGGGAAAAAACACCATCATATTGGTAAAACTTTAGGTAGAATTGGAAAAAGCGTAGCAAAGGTTGCTGCTCCTATCGCTGTTGGGGCATTGACTACTGCTACAGGTAACCCTGAACTTGCTCCTGTAACAACTGCCGCAACTGCCGCAGCAATGAAAGGGTTAGGTGCTGGTGGTTACTATCATCGTGGTGATTTATTGAGAAGGGGTATTGATGATATGGAATTGCTCGGTGATGTAGTTAAGAAACAAGCAAAAGAACTTAAAGCAAAACGTGGTGGGGCAATGAGTGGAGGACGTGCAAAAAGGGCAGCAATTGTCAAAAGAGTTATGGCGGAACGTGGGGTCACATTACCTCACGCTTCAAAGATAGTAAAAGAAGAAGGACTTTATTAAATATTTAGTAATATAATTATATCTCATTATAATATATAATTATGTTGCCTTCCTATCAAAGAAACGAACTTGAATATGATAATCGTATTAAAGCAAGACTAAACAAAGCATTACGAACCAAATATACCAATGAGGCAATGATTCGCTTTGAATCTGATGATGCTGAAGCAGAAGAATTGTACATGCAATTACAAAAAATATTGTATCTTATGTATGCTCTACTTCAAGAGTCTCATTCTTATTTATTTTCCATTGGTGTTGGTTCTCTTGACGCTAATCACGTCACAACTGCTCCATTACCTGCTCCAAGACAAAGACAACCCACACTTCCTGAAGTATTAGGACAACCTGACCCTACTGCCGTTCCTGCTGCACAAAAAAAAGTAGGCAGACCTGCTACTGTAACATCTCAACACTTGGAGACTGCTCTTGCAGAAAATAGAAGGGCAACTGTCAAGAGCATTAGTGGTGTATCCAATTTTAGGGGTGTAATGGGACAAATTCTGAAACTTGGAAATAACTTCCAAAATATCATTAAGAAAATTGCACCAAGATTTAACTATTTGAGTCAAGAACAAGTAGATGACCTTGCAGATTTATGCGAAAAAGTTTTTAATACTTGGGACAAAACCATTCAGTATGCATTACCTGAACTTTCTAATGCTGTACAAGTTGGAACTCCTGATTCTGAAATTTCTGGAACACGTGATATTATACGTGCTGTTCGTGATGAAGTATTTGAAAATGGAATACCTACTATTCTACAGTTGGTCAGTAGTTATAACCCTATTGTTGCTCCAGCATCTCAACCTACTATTAATACCAATGCACGAGGCGATGGTTATACTCTTGATTCTGGAAATTATCTGGGTTCATACGTATAAATTCTCAAATCCAAAACCGTCTTTTTTGGCGGTTTTGACCCTTTTTCACCTTTGTATGATATTTCTTTTCTTTTTTCTTGTATAAAGGGGAAAACAGGTCAAAACCGCTAAAAAACACGGTTCTTGTTCCAAGTATTAAATAATATGTTATCTGATAAAATAATATATTATTATATAGCAAAATGGCGACTCCAACAAATACAAAACTTTATGAAAAAGTCAAAACAATGGCAGATGCAAAATACAAAAAACCAAGTGCTTATAAATCTGGGTGGATCGTGAAAACCTACAAGGAAATGGGTGGAAAATACAAAGGCGAAAAACCGAAAAATACTGGTTTAGACCGTTGGTATAAAGAAAAGTGGTCTGATTATGCAAATTTAGAATATCCTGTTTATCGTCCTACAAAAAGAATAACAAAAGATACCCCATTAACACCGCAAGAAATCAGTCCTGCAAATCTTATCAAACAAGCAATAAAAAAACAATCTATTAAAGGTCAATCAAATCTTCCACCGTTTATTAAAGACTTATTGTAAAATATATTTTAGCAGTATATTATATAATAATATGGCGAATAAAAGAAATGTTTATAATAGACAAGAAGAAAAGGTTTTTAATCTACTAACCATTACTGGACGATACAAAATTATTGGGTCACAAACATTACCTCATTTGAAGTATAAATCGGATTTTGATTTACAAGAATATTTTAAAACACCAACTGTGGGCAAGTATCCACAACAAATACTAAAATTATTTCAAGAGAAATTTCAACGTGCATCAAAAGACCCTAATATTTTTATTACTGATTTTAAATGTGGCGAAGACGATAAAGGAGAACCATTAAGATGGACTAAACAAACTATTAAAAAAGGGTCACAAGTTGTTGATGGAAAAACATATGATTTTACTGATGTTATACTACAGAAATCCACAATAAAAATGGATATTATTGCATTCATAAATGGGGTTGCTACTGAATTTACTGAAAACTATTATTTCCAATTAAATGGATTCCAAAATTTTGAAGGCGAACCCATACAAGAAATAAAATCGGATATTTTAAATGATGGTAGGGAATACTTAAAAGAAGGTAATGTTTTTAAAGCATTAAAACGTGTAAATGCATCACTACTATTATTGGATCAAAAACCAAACGTTCAAAAACTTTTAGAGAACTTTTTTAATTCACATACAGGTTACCTTAATGGAATAAAAAATGATATTGATACATTAAAAACGCTTACTGAAAATAAATTTAAAAAAGTCCCACGTGACAAAATTATTGATAATATTTCTATTATTCAGAAAGAATTAGAAAAGTGCAAGGAAAAGCAATTGAGAGAAACCGCAATTGAAGAATTACAATCAATTAAGAAAATTTCTATAAAACAAATGCCTAACAGATTAGATGAAATACGTGAATATTTACAACAACAAATTAATAGAGAATCGGATGCATTTGTTCAAAAACATGCATTTCTAAAATCATTATTTTGATTTTTTTACAAAACGCAAAAACACCGAAATTATTATCTTTAGTAATACTATATTATTATGAATTTGGAATTAGAAGGGTCACCAGTTGCACTTATTGTTGAAGACGGCAAAAAAAAGAACTCTGTTATCAGTGTTGATAATGATATTAGCAAGGTAAATCATCACTTTAATGAATTCAAATGCAAACCTAACCAACATATTCAGCAATTACCTGATGTCAGTAAAGAAAGAACCATCATTTATGTTACTGGTATGTCAGGGAGTGGTAAATCATATTATGTTAAAAACTTTGCTGACCAATACAGAAAATTATTTCCAAAGAGAGAAATATTCCTTTTTAGTGCATTAGATGAAGATAAAGGCAGTATTGACAAAATAAAAGACATTAAACGAGTGAAAATACATCAAGAAGGTTTTATGGGTGAAAGCATTAATTGTTCGGATTTTAAGGATTCACTCTGTATTTTTGATGATTGCGAAGCAATTCCTGACAGAAAATTACGAAAAAAAGTATGGGAAATACAAAACGGTATTTTAACTACTGGACGACATCATAATGTTTCTTGTGCTGTTTGCACACATACTGCTACCAATGGTAATGAAACAAAACTAATATTGAATGAAGCACACGGTGTGGTTATTTTCCCTAATGGTTTAGGTGGTCGTTCTCTCAAATATTTATTAGAAGGGTATTTCGGATTAGATAAAGACCAAATAAAGAAAATTAAAAATCATCGTGATTCAAGATGGGTCACTGTTCTAAAGACTTATCCAATGTGTGTATTAACTGAAAAAGAATGTTACGTATTGAATAGGCACGATTAACATTATATTTTCTCTCAACGTAAAATATAATGAATGAAGTATTAGCAAAAAAAATTTACAATTATTCTGAAGATGAAATTAAAAAAGACTTGGAAATGATTTTTACTTGTAAAGCATTAACACCTTTATCTAAACGTGGATTAAAATTTATTAATTTTTTTACTGCTGGAGAAAGATTGCATACAAGAACTAAAAGGTCAAAACATCTTAATTTTTTTGAATGGTATGACAGAAGACGAGAATGGATTCAAAGAAATTATGTAAAAAGAATGGACGAACATTATGGTGGATTATCTCTCAATGATGATCGTGATGTTAAAAAATGGTTTCGTATTTTTGCATTATATTTTGGTGGAACTGTTGGTATATTTCGTCCATCTATTACAAAAAATACTATTACTGAATTTGGTGGGAAACATATTTTGGATTTCACAATGGGTTGGGGCGGTCGTTTATTAGGTGCGTGTGCTGCTGGTGTTGAAACTTATACTGGTATTGATTCCAATACTAATTTAATTGAACCTTATAAAAAAATGGTGGATATTATATATCAGAACCAGTCCAATAAAACGGTTATTAATTTAATTTTTGATGATTGTTTGAATGTGCAATACCAGAATTTGCATTATGATATGGTTTTTACTTCACCACCGTATTATGATATTGAAGTTTATAGTAATCAAAACCATGTATTAGATAAAAAATATTATGACGAACATTTTTATAAACCAATAATTGAAAAAACGTATAAATATTTGATTCAAGGAGGACACTATTGTATTAATATTAATAAGATAGTATATGAAAAAGTTTTGAAAGAAATTCTTGGAGAACCTTTTCTCTCAATTCCATTAAATATTTATGGAAGAAATATAAATAATAGACAACCTGAATATACTGAATTCATTTATGTTTGGAAGAAAATGTAAAAATTAAGGGATTCTATAATGCACATCAGGTGATGACGAACAATATGAACCACCACGTTGATGCATCATACTACTCATTCTTCCTCTTCCAATTAATGTATCTTCATCTAATCTTTTTAATGTATCTGTTTTATGTTCTGCTAATGGATTGAATGTAATACTTTCTATTGTTTGTTCTTCCTTACCACCTTGATGTGGTCTCAATATACTAACAGGATCATACGCAGTTCTTACATCATATTGTTTATCCGAAACTTTCTTCCCTTTTATTAGGTCTTTTGGTGTCACAGGTTTATTAAGTGTTAATACTTCGTGTGAATCTTGTCCAACACGTTCTGAAATTGCCGAACCCAACGAATGTCCAATAGTTGTTACAATATTTTTACCATACTTTTGTTCTGCTTCTTTCTGAACTTTTTCACCGTGTTTAAATCTTTTACTTTTTTTATCACCAAATAACAATCTTGCGTCTGTTATCCAATCATGCATTCCTGCTGTACCACGATGTACAACAACTGCCTGACCTGTTTTTGGATTGTAATATACCTGTGCTCTCTGACCTGATAATTGTCTATCTATTTTAAAATCTCCAACATCGTGTATTTTTTTATCATAAGATGCGGCAAGTAAATCACTCATATCGTGAGCAGCAAGTTTTCCACCACTTGCTGGATTATCAAAATCAAAACCATCTAAATCAGATAGTCTATCTTGTTCGTATGAAGATGAAGATATTGTATAATCTGAATCACGAAGAGAATTTGAATCAAAACCATCTAAATCACTATCATTCAAATCACTATCGTATAATTCAGGGTTTTGTGCAATTCTTGGTGGTGGATCATTGACTATTCCTGCTTCCCCTAAAACCGTAGCACTTGTGTTTGGATATAATCTGTCCGCTTCCGCTTCGTTATAGTCTTCGTTATAGTCTTCTTCTGGTATTAGGTCTGCTTGAGTCGTTCCACTTGTCGCAATATCAAACATCATGTCTTGTATGACTTGTGCTGGTGGTATTTTCTGCAATTCATCTCTTCCAAAATTTGTATTATATATCATACTCCTTAATCTGTCAAGACCTCCATTTTGAATAAATGTTGGATAATCAACATTATATCGGTATGCCTGAATGATGCCATTTCTTTCCTCTTCAGGAAGTCCTACTTCCTCTAATAGGTCAGTTAATTCCTGTCTTTGTTCAAAATTAGGTGTTACTCTTTCTATTGCAACAGGAGCAGGAGCAGGAACAGGAACAGATGCACCTGCTCCTCCACCTGTTATACCAAATATATCAAATATGTTGTCAGATGAATCAAAATTGTCTTGTGCTTCGTCTGAATCATAATCGTCTTCGTTAGATTCAACATCTTGTTGTTGTGGCACATCTTGTTGTTGTGGCACATATGGTGCAAATCTTTGTTCGTCATCTTCTGCATCTATTTGATTACCTTGTGCTAAATCATTTAGCATACCTATAACAAAGGATGTATAATCAACATTGGGGTCACGACCATGCATTCTTTGGTAACGATCTATTGCAAATTCTATTTGATTAAGACCTGCCTGACTTAATACTTTATTATCTAAATTTTCAGCGGTATTTAATATTTCAGATTTTTGGTCTGCGGTCAGCAGATAACTCAAGTAAAATTCAAGAATTCCCTTTAAATTATAATCTGCATCAGGTTGTACTTGCACTACTGATGCCCCTGTTCCTCCACCTTTTTTTGGTAGAATAACATTCAAATAGAAATTTGCACGTTGTTGTGTTTTTTTCTGAAATTTACTTGGGTTATTCAATATGAAGTTACTAAACTGTTTTAAATTGAATTTCTTTTTATTCTTGGAATTGTATGCTTTTAATTGCTTGGTTAATGAACCCCAGTTCATATCCTCAAATTCAATATCGTCATTCATTTTTATATATATAATTGATATTTTTAATTTTCATAATCCCCTTTTCTCTCATTTTGTTGTCATATTATATAATACTCTGGGAGCACAAGAACCGTCTTTTTTGGCGGTTTTGACCTGTTTTTCCCTTTATACGAGAAAAAAGAAAAGAAATATCCTATAAAGGTGAAAATGGGTCAAAACCGCCAAAAAAAGCGGTTCTTGAATTTGTCATATTATATAATATTCAAAAAACAGGAATATTATAAAATAGTAAAATGTAAAAATTTAACCGTTATTCGGTTTATCCTCATTCCCCTCATACCCAGTCCCATTGGGGTCATATGGTGTCTCCTTGTATCCAAGTATTGATGCAGAATTAACTTTGCATTTACAATAAGTAGTATCATCCTTGATATAATATTGTAAGAAAATATTGGT